TCGCCTCAATGGTATCACCTAACCCCTGAGCGTTTGCAAATGTAGCTACCTCTTTAGGCTCTACGTCAATTGATTCTTTGTTTGATTTTCTTGCCATAACTTTAATTTTAATTTACATTTTTTAATGGTATTGTAAACGCTCATAAACCCTATGTTCGTTTCCCTTGATAATTTACGTATTGAAATTCGATTGTTTACCCAAAGCATAAATAGCTTTTTGTCGTACCAGTCCCACGTATCTATAAACTCGATGTACGGCTGGGCTAGTTCCTCTGCTAGTTCGTTACTTTCATCCTCTCTTAAGCTGTACTCGATGTCCTGAGTTATTTCGACCTTAACAACCTTCTTAGAATGTAAGTCCATCGTAAGGCTTCTAAGCGTATAGTAAAAATAAGCCTCGTTAATATCTTTGCCATAAACTTTAATGTATGCTTCTTGGACTACGTCTTCAGCGTAATTGACTTCGCCAAACTTTTTTACAATTGAAACCCAGTGCTTGTGACGTGAGTAGATATGGTCCATTAGAGTAGGTAAATATTTTCGGCTACTAATTTCCAGTAAATCTTATCGTCTGCTTTTTGGCAATACTCGCCAAACATTCCGCACATATAAAGGCAAAGCTCTCGAGCAAACATCTTATTACCGGTAAAGTAATAAGCGTTATTCATTAGCGATGCAGCTCTCTCGTCTGGTTTCATATTGATTTGCTTATTTCCCTATTGATATACCACCTAGCTTTCTCAAGGTCTTGCCTTCTATTGCCTTTCTTATCAGCTCTTAAAATGTATTTGATTGCATTACCTAAAGCAAAGTTTAACTCAAACGAGTCAATTATATCTATTACTTCAATGCCGTTGCCTTGATAGTGCTTAGGATGATTAACTAAACTAAGTTTTTCGTGAGGTTCTACGTAGTTCATTTCGTTTTAGTTTCGCAAAGTTTAATGAAAAAAAATGATTAAACAAAATTTTTAAGTATTTATTTCATAAGATTTTAGCAAAATGTTCATTTGAGTATTCAAAGTCTCTCGCTTTGTATCATCCAGTCTTGACATTTGAATCCCGATTTTATAAAAATAAAGCATTGCCTCCGCAGCGTCTACAAACTGCTCGGTAACTCTCATGCCTTCTTCACTATAATCGCCTCTAGGTAATAGTATTTCGACTACCTTATTTAGCTCGGTTAGTTGCTGGTTAGTTATAGACTTAACCCTTTGCCTATTGGCTGGGTTTCCTATCCACTCATCCTCGATAATATGAATTAAAGCTTGACACATTGTGAAATACGTAAGTGCTTTGTCTTTGTCTTCTTGCGTCATTTATATTTTTGGTTTAGATATTCTTTAATTTCTCGCACTCTTAAAAATGCTAATCTTTTAAGTGGATCAATTCCAAATACGATTCGTTCCTTTTGCGATTTAAGACACGAATGTAAGTCATTAATATAAATCCCTTCCTTAAGCATAAATCGTTGGTTAGGCTTAAGCAATTGGGCGTCTATCCATTCGATAGCTTTGGTCTCGTTTGTAGTTAGCATAGCTTTGTTATTTGAAATTCGATTCTAGGGTTATCTTTATCTATAAATTTATGCATTGTTAGCCTGTGGCATAGGCGATCATTCTCGATTGCTTTGCAATTTTGTAAACAATCTAGTATAATCTTTGCGGAATTATCAAGGTCGCTTCGGTTTGATTGAAAAAATACTAAAATTTCAATGGCAAATTTTTCTTTGATCGTCTCAATTTGCCTTCCGGTTGCCGTTGCATATTGCCAAATAAATCTTTGCTCGTAATCTTTTAGCTCTTTAGATTTATAAAGCCTGTTATTACCTATCTTATAACCGTTTGATTTGCTTGGAACTTGACCTAGTATTGTAATCATTATTCGATAGGTTTAATTTGTCCGTCTTCGGTAAGATAAGCCTTAAAGTCTGCTAAGTTTTCAATGAATTCTCGATAACATTGAGCCTTGCAAGCCATTACAAGCTCATCCTTTGAGCCGTACTTGTTTACATTTGCGGAGTAGATTCTTTGTTTGTCTTCTAAACTAGCCTCGTAGATTCCAAATTTTACGATGTAGTCGTATAAAACGTGGAGGCCACCAGCTATCCAGTTCATTTTTATATTGCGTTCGTGGCATCTTATCATTTCTTGAGCGTACATATTAGCTGAGTTAATCGCTGCCATCTTTAAGTCTGCGTCGCTTGGAATTTCTTTTACCACTTCCTCTATTTGTGGCACGGTTATTGTCTCTTGCCTAGCGTAATCAATGTAAGCTTTCATAATACGGCCAAAGTATTCGCAAGAAAAGTTTTCATAGCATTTAGCGTCTACGTTAAGCTTGCCACTTACGGCCCAATCAAAGGCTAGTTTTATTTCCTCCGGTGTTTGATTTCCAAAGTTTGATCGTATAAAATTTAGTAATACAAATTTTTCCTCCTCAGTTGGCATATTATTGCCTCTAAGCCCGACTAAAACCATGGCATAGCGTAAGACTTGTTTAACATCCTCTTCGTGTCTTATACGTAAACTCTGACTGCTCTGTGCTTGCAATATAACGTCGGCCGTTACGTTACCAGTTCTTAATGGCTTCCATTCTGGCTGCGCTAGTTCCAAGTTTCGGTTCGTTGTTTGTAGCTCCATTGTTTTTATATTTAGAATTGTTTGTCATCCAAGTTTTAACTCGTCTGCTAATATCGAAAAATTTTTCCATTTCCCATCGCTCCTTACCCTTATTGTTTTTTTCTGTCCAATAAGAAAAGAAATTATTGTATTCGCTTCCTAAATCAGAAAGATAAGGCGAAAGCATTTCGCTAAAAGATACTTTTATTTCTTTTTCTTTTATTTCATTTACTTTGCTTTCCTTTTCTTTACTTTGTTGAACGGTCGTTGAACGGTCGTTGAGTAACCGTTTATCGGCAGATGCTTTTCCTGCTAATTTGCGTTGCTCTTTCATCTTAAAGTAAGGTTCTAAGTAAACTAACATTTTAGGAGAAAAGAACTTCTGCTCTTCATCTACATCAAACAACTGGTAATTACAAATAGTAGTTCTAATTTTTGGCTCCGATACGCCAAACTCTTCTGCTAGTAAATCTATGTCTTCGAGCGGATACATTAAGTCTTGTTGCTCTCTTAATGTCTCTAATAACATAAAGTAAATACCATAACCCTCAACTCCTAATTCTTTTCTTAATCGCCTAATTTTACGATCATGTCTTGCATTACAAAAATGCGGAAAATAAAATGCTTCTTTCTCCATTATAAAATAAAAAAAAGCCAGTCTGCGTAGGAGTGCAAATCTGGCTTTGGTTTTTTAACCCTAAAATAACCGAAGAACTCCTACCCTCTTCGCTTATCGTTCTGCAATATAAAAAAGCTATTTGCTTTTACAAAATCTTTTTTCAAAAATTCCTGAAAAATGTGGGAAATCTTGCTCAAATTTTCTAGCGTAATCGGCGGTAAAATTATTGTTCACCTTGTATTGATCATTGCGTTTAATCTTGGATTCCCATCTTATTCTTTCAAAGACTGATTTTGCACCTACTTTAATCTGTCCAGCTTGTATCATTTCGTGAGTATAGTGGACAAACTCTTTATAAATCTTAGGATTTCTTTCCTGGTATTGCTCGAATGTTTCTCTCATCAGTTCTAACAAGTTTAAGTTTTATGTAGTTCTTATTAAGCTCTTTGGCTAGGTGTGCTTGCCATTGATTAAATTTAGATTTTTCCATAAGTTTCGTTATAATATTCTTCTCCTTTTTTAAATGGTGCATTGAATGGTAAAGCGTAAGCCATAAGTGCCCCATCATTATGCGCACTTATTATTTGCTCTATCTCTATTTCTTTAGCTTGTTCTTTCCATTCAGAAGGTGCTGCATAACCTGCAAAAATAAATCTATCATATAACCATTCTACTGCAGTTTGTTTATTTGCCATTTTAGTTAGTGTTTATTAGTGCGTCTTGAACCGATTCCCAGTAATCTATGTCTTCTCCTAATGTAACTCCTACTAACAAATCAATGTGTAGGATCGCGGAGGCTATTGCCTCTTCTTTGCTTTTCTTTGTTCTAACCTGAGCATTAGTAAAATGCTTAATTAGCTCGGTTGCTTTTTGCTTTGGTGTCATAATTTTTAAGGTTCAACTTGTTCTAAAATAGAACAGGTTAGTGTTTTGTTTGTTCTAATTTTAATTGTTTAAGCTCTTCAAATACCTCTGGGTAGTTTACCTTCCCATAAACGGTTTGTTGAACTAAAGCTTGAGACCATTGCCGTGCGCTAAAAGGTAGCACACCTTTGGCGTTTAGTCTTTCGGCTACTAATCTATAACTCTCTAATTTTCCTATTTTAGTCATTACAATTTTTATCAAAAAATTCTTGCCCAAATCTTTGTATAATATGATTTCTAAGTTCTTCTTTAAAATCAAACTCATCTATAATTTTCCATCCGTTCATTAGATGATAATTTTCCCACTCTTCAAAGTCTTCCTTAGTTCTAAAGCTTTGTGTGTGCTTCGATTGCTTTCCGTTGCCCATCGATAGCGTAAAGATTGTTGGATATTTATACATGGCTAGAATGGTAAGTCGCTTAAAGGTAGATTAACGTTTTGTTTTGGTAGGTCGGAATCGTAGATAACCTTGCCGTTACCAATGTAAACCTTTGGTGCTTTAGCGTCACGCTCCTCTTTAGTTTGTGAAATCCAAATTGAAGCATTATTCCCGTACTGGTCGGGAGTGTCGTTTAACGAAATCGTAACGTTTACCGACTCCTCGCCTGTGCGTTTGTTAGTGTAGTGAACCAAGCCTTGTAGTTTTGACTTGTTAATTTGTGAATTAATTAGCTTTCCCATTATTTTGTTATTTGTTGTTTACGTGATTTAAATGCTTCTAAGTCGCTAGGAGTTAGTGAGCTTTTAAATGAGTTATATAGCATACCAAGTTCGTCTTCGGTGTGTACGTTGGCTAACATATCTAAACGAAACTTAGGCGATTGAGCTACCGGCATACTTGAGCCAGCTGCGTCCGTGTCTTTGTCGGTCACTAAACCAAGCATCGAGCTTAAAGCATAACGTCTGAAGTAAGTAACACCTGAACCGTAGCTTTGATATTCGTTCATAGCTCCCAACTTAACTAAAGGTATCGGAGTGTGGCTTTCGATTTGCTCGCCTGATTCTACGTGGAACAGAATCGTTTTAATTTCGTTGTCTTGCAATAGCTGTGTAAAACAAAGCTTGTGTTTCTTTAGCAATGGATTTATAACGCTAAAGATTTGAGGTAGGTCGGCATACGTGTAGTTGTGACCTTTGGTATCCTTATGGATAATCGGACAATCGTTTTGAAAGTCGCTAAGTGCTTTAATTAAGTTTTTCATTTGAAATAATATTTACAAGTTTAGAATTTGATTTGTGGCATTCGTGAGATATTAAATCTCTTGCTTGCCAAAGTTCTGGATCATACGACCAAGTCATAGTGTAGATTCCAGCCGAGTCTTCGAATTGTGCTTTTAAGATGCTCATCGGTTTAGATGTTTTGTATAAAATAAATGATGTAAAAGGTAAGGTAAGTAAATGCTGAAATCATGATTGCTCCAGCGATGTCGTTTTTGTCGACTTGTTTAAGGTGTTCTCTCATTTTTTGTTAGTTTAGAATTCGTAAATAGTAAAATGAATACAGTCATCAGAAGTGGTTGCTAAAATAAGGTTAGCATATTTTATAACTTCTTGCAAGTCATAAAATTGTTTAATAACAGAATACACTTCGTTTTCTTGTGCATTATTAAAAGAGATTTTGAAATTTTTCATTTTTTTGTTGGTTTAGAATAGCTCCGTTGCTATTGATATGTCAAAATTAATACTTTATTTTAAATAAAAAAATCTTTTTTAAATTTTTTTTTAATTATTTCTTTAAAACAAAAATGCCCCTAGACAATATCCAGAGGCATTCAGTACACAATTCTAAACCTATTTATGAAAAACAACCTAATTTAAACAATTTTACCGTCTTTAATCATAATGTTTTGGACTTTTGTTTTGCCATTTTCTATTTCGACTAGAGCAAATCCGTGATTATGCTGAGCAAACGGATAATATTTAGGGCTTAATTGGGTTAAACATCCAGTACTATAAGTATGAATAAACTCCTTAAATCCAGTTTTCTTAATAGTATTTGTAGTACGATGTACGTGACCTATTAAGGTGTTACAAAATGTTTTGTTAAAAGTGGACTGCGAAGGGTTCATACCTCCAGCTAAAAGCTCGTGTCCATGAGCCACTAATAAGTTAGCAACCTCTATCCCTTGCCAGTCTGGTACGTAAGTCATCGCAAGCTTATCTAGTCTAAAGAATTGCTCGAATTGCATCTCATGCAACTGGGCAAACTCCTCCGCCTGCTCATTTAAATACCTTTGCCAGCGATTCTCGTGGTTACCCATCTTATAATAGATAGGAATTAAAGGGAATAAGTCTCTAATCTTTTGCAAGAAGTTACGCCCCATCTCAATTTCTCTGGGAAAGTCACGTAAATCCTTTTCTTTTTCGTGCCTTGATATAGAATAAAAGTCCATTATATCGCCGTTTAAAATTAGACAATCTATGGCTTGTTCTCTAAGGTGTTTAATGGCGCATATTATTGCGCTCATTGAATGATATGGTACGTGAATGTCGGATAGTATACCAACCTTTTTAAAGTCGTCTACAATGCGAAGGCTAGTATATTCTTTGCCTAGGCTATCTTCTATGCCAAAGTTTTCTACTTCGCTAAGGTCAAAGGATTCTATAACCGCATTTGGTCTGGTCTTTTTAAAATGCTCGGAGCGAGATTTAACAGAAATACCGCATCTGGTTAAATGCCTATGAAATAAAGCCTGATTTTCAAAACCGTAGCTTGCAAAATTCTCACGTTCAAAGTCTACCCGTGTTAAATTGACTGAGTAGAAATGGTCTTTAATCGCTTGCGCTTTTTTATTTAATAGCATTTAATCCGAATTTAAGATATACCCAAGCCACTAAAGCTAGGAACTCTATTAACAAAAGCCAAACTACCCACATAGGTACTCGGTATTTAATTACTTCTTTGTCTCGGTACTCTATCCATTTAACCTTTGAGTTACGATAGTTATTCTCTATCTCGTTTCTCATCGAATCTAAATCGATTTGAGCCTGAATATTGCCACCTACCGAGCGAATTATTACCCTACCCTGTGGAGTTGCTATCTTGCTATAAAAGTTTGTTAGAAGTCCAGTAGAATCGCAAGGGCTTACGATTGTTAAAGTATCGTGAAAAGCCTTGTATTTCTCTACTATTTTCACGCTTTGTATAGTATCGATTCTAACGAGTTCTTTATACTCGGTTATAGTCTTATTAGGCTTGCACGAAACGAACGCAACACAAGCCAAAAGAATAAGGAATTTTTGCATGATTATGAGAAGTATAGGTTTGCCTCCGCTTGTCTACGTTTGGTTAATCCTTTAAGCACCGTGCCGTTTGCTTTATTCCACTTCAGGAATTCATCCGCTATGGTCACGTCTTTAGGGTTAGCGTTTACCTTTTTAATTAAGGTAGACTTTTGTAATGCACCTGTGCCTACATTATAAGCAAAAGATACCAAAGCGTCGAATTGAGGTTGAGATATATCGTCCCTACAAAATGAATCAACCGCTTTTTCATAAGTAACCAATGCGTGTTTAAGTATTTCGTCTGCTTGTTGTGGTGTAATTTTCGGGTCTTGTAATGTAACTTTCTTACCATTCGGATAATAAGTATTGCCCCACGCGATAGTTTTTATACCTCCAGCGCAGACATACGGTGTAAGGCTCAATCCTTCAAACTGCTTTATTAGGTCTAACCCTCTTTGGCTTAACTTCAATATTTTCATCTAGTAGATTTAGTTTGGATTTAAGAGTAGAATTTTCACTCTTTAGGCTATGTACTTCGGCGGTCAATATGTCAATCTTTTCACTTAATTCTTTTACCTTATCGGTCATGTCTTGCGCCATCTCTCGCCAGATTTTAATCGCTGCCTCAGTATTCGACAACTCCCCTCCTTGAATGTCTACATTTTCTTTCTTGCGTGTGCTAAAGTATGTCGCTATCGAAGCAACTAAAGCCGTTAAAATGTTTGTGAACCAATCAGGAAGGGAGTGTAACACCGCTAGTCTTTTTTAAGTTTTTGTAAAATTTGAGCCTTTGCAATGATTGCGAAGTTTTCGTTATCCTTAACAAAGTTTTTAAAAGTTTCTTGGTCGCTAGAGTCTAAGTCTAGTACCTCGCCTTTGTTAAGTGCTAAAGCCCACTCCCAAAACTTAAGAGCATCGCCTTTAGATTGTTGAACAAGTGAGTTAGCTACTAGCTTACCAGCGTTTGCGTTGTCGATAGACTTACCGTCTAAATCGACTAGGTCAAAGTTTAAATCAATTTTCATTTTTTTGTTGTTTGTTTCACTATAAACGCAATAAGATATTTTTTGTTTCTAATTACGTCCATGGAAGCGGGTAAGCCACAATCGGAGGGTTTAAAAAGTTCTCAATCTGAGCATCTAAATTAGCCTCAATTGATGCCATATCTAATTCAGTATCTAGCCAGCCTTCAACCATTGATTGAGTCACCTCATCGTATGGAGTAAAGCTCGCTTCGTGTGGTGCATCTACGCTGAGAGCGCCATACGTATCTGCAATAAATCCTTCGTGTTGCTTTTGAGCTCTATAATGAATTGTGCTAATTACTTTATCCATTCCATCTAATGAAGGAATTGAATCTAATTGTGATATTACCCAAGTGAATGTCATATTATTTAGTTTTTATTAATGATTCCCAGATTTTATTTGATAATTCTATTTTAAGTCCTAAATCGTTACTTATTAGAATACCTAATTTTGTTTTAATTATATTACAATTTCCTTTAATAACTAAACCATTTTCAAATTGTAACATATTATTTATTTTTTAATGTGTCTAATTCTGCTTTTAAATCCTTAATAGCTTGAACCATTACTGGGACTATTTTAGAATAATCTACTTGTTGCATTTCTTTTCCGTCTTTTAAGCCTGTAACCGCATAAGGTAAAACCTCAGCAAGCTCGTGAGCCATTACTCCATCCATTCTAGTATCTTCTGACTTCCATTTGTAATCATAAACATTAATTTTGTTTACGATATCTAATCCGTTTATAGGTTTTAAATCTTCTTTTAATCGATAGTCAGAAGTTACATTGTAAGAAGTTGCTACCGTTGTTACAGATATAGAACCTACTTGTGTAGTAGAACGTCTAAAGTCTGCTATTGTGCCATCTGAACTAAGTCTATTTAAAAGTAAAACAGTGCCTCCGTCAACGGTCATTCTAGTAGAAGTATTTCTTTCAAATTCTACACCTACTGATGCTGCCGATAAAGATGTTTTGTTTATTAATAAATCACCCCCGCTAGTAATCCGCATGGCGTTAGTCATTGTACCAGCCCTTCTAGTTCTAATATTTATAAAACCATTATCAGAACTTTCATACTCTCCAGAAACTGAAGCATATCTTATAGAGCCACTACCAAAATCTAATTGACCTCCATTTGTAGAACCAGAGCCGTAAACTTCTAAACCAGCATAAGCACTAGAAGCTAAAATAGTTAAGGTAGTTCCATAACCAGCTCCACCACTTATATTTGGCGCAGTCGTTCCGATGCCTACGTTGCCAGCGTTTGTAATAGTAAATAAATCTGCTAAATCTGTATTATTTGTAATTCTTAAACTATTTGAATTAGCACCTAATTTAATGTAAGAGTTAGAAGCGCCAGAAGAATATCGACCTATTTCTAATTTAGCATTGTTGTCGTTTAAAATACTAATTCCTCCAGCTACTGAAAGTTTTCCGTATGTTCCACTTGTTGCTGTAGTATTTATTCCAACGTTTCCATTTCTTCTAATAAGCATTCTACTTGTATATGTAGAGCCATCAAAATATCTAAAGTTTGCAATAGTGTCAGCATCATTAGCACCTTGTATATCAACTAATAATCCTATGTCTTGCCCTCCGTTACCACCCGCACCTGTTTGTCTAATAATTGCAGTTGTACTATTTGTTGCAGAAGTTTGAAATGCTCTTAAAGAATTACCAGAAGATTGAGTAAATAACGCACTTGTCCCATTTAAAGCTCCCGTAAGTGTTCCACCTGCTAAAGGTAAATAAGTAGATGAAGCAGAACTTGTAGTTAAATAAGTACTAGAATCTACACTACCATCTGCCTTTAAAAATTGAGCAGACGTGCCTCCACTTCTAATAAATTGACTTGCGGTTAAAGTAGAATTAAACGCTCCTGCGCCCGCATCTGTAAAACTAATTCTATCAGCTCCAGATTTTTGAATAACAAAAGGAACCGAAGTCGAAGCGGTTTCATTATTAATAATAATTCCAAAGCCAGCATTTGCTGAATTAATTCTTATTCCC